AGATAATTACGCTGGAAGTTTAACAGCTTCTATGTGGGTTAAAATTGATGATACTTCACAAAATCAAGGAGTTTTAAATTTTACTACTCATTCAAACACTTCAAGTGTTTTTTCTGTATTTGTGAGCGCTAATCAATTATTTTATTACTTAAATGTAAGTGGATATAGAATATCAAATAGTTTTACCAGTAATGATTGGAATCATATTGTAGCTGTTTACGATACTCTTGGAGCAAGTGGTACAAAATTATATCTTAATGGAAGTGAAATTGGTACTCACGCTGGAACTTTCCCTTCTGATTCTGATATGGACTTTGATAGTTTAAAATTAGTAATAGGTTCTTACTATAATCCCTCTCTTGCCCTACATGGTATAATGAACGAAGTATCAGTATGGGATTCAGCTTTAACAGCCAATGAAGTAACAGCCTTATATAATTCTGGATTACCTTTACTACCAACAGCAGATAGTGGTAACTATGCAAGTTCAAGTGATTTAGTAGGATACTGGAGAAATGATGGTGTTACTACTTGGTTAGATAGAAGTACAAACTCTAACAATGGTACAGTATCTGGATCACCAGCATCAATCATAGTTCCAGAAGGACTTAATGAAGGCAGAGATTCACAAGGATACTACCTAACAGATACAGACTCAATATCAAGTGGTATCAGATTCAAAGGTGCAGAGTATATATCGGTACAGGATTCAGAGTCTTTAGATTTTGCTAATGCTTTTACAATAGAAACTTGGATAAAACCTAAACAAAAAAATGTTTATCAAATATTTTTACAAAAAGGCACAGCAACAAAATCACCAAGGTTAAATATTGCAGAAACTAATGGTAGATATACTTTAGATATAGTTATTGGTAGTTCTCACAATTACGTAAACTCTACAAATAATGCAGTTATAGTAGACCAATGGCAACATTTAGCTGTTACTTGGAATGGTTCTACTGCAAAAATGTATATAGATGGATCACAAAATGCAACAGCATCTATTAGTGGTACTCAAGATTTAAATACTGATGCACTTACTATTGGTAAAAGTTCTTCTGCTTATTTTACAGGATCATTAGATGAAGTAAGGCTATACGCTAAAGAACTATCAGCAACTGAAGTCTTAAAGAATTACAACAATGGAAAATCAGCACACTCTAATTAAGGATTAATATGAAAGGTCAATACACACATTATTTAAAAATACCAAACACATCACAAGGTTTAGGTTTGCGAATTACAGATCGTTATGATTGGCAGACATTTACCTATAAAGAAGTAGAGAAAACTGATACTCGTGATGTAATGGTAGAACTACCAACAGAAGATGATTTAAAAACTGATATTCAATCCTTTATGACCACACATTCCATAAGTGGAAGTGGAACAAAGGCAGACCTAATTCACGCCATAGGAGAGCATATTTTAGAGAATGGACATCCAACAGTAAGCGAGTCTTATACTTACATGGAACAAGTAGTAGATGAGACTACAGATCACGAGGCTAAAGTATCGAATCTTATTGCCAGACATCCTCATTACTTTGCTCAAAGAATTAGTGCAGATGATTCAGAATTTGTAATAAAAGGTGATTGGACATTGGCAGAATTAAATGCATTACCAAGTGGAGTTGAGGCATACACAAATGAAGAAGTTAAAGCCTACATTGAAGATTCATCAGCATGGGAAGTTGGTGAATAAAACTATTAAAAAATTAAAAAATGGAGACTTTGAAGTTGTTAGTACGAGTTATAATGTTACTGTCATCTATTCTTATGCTGAGTAGTTGTACAAGCGGTTGGTCAGTTGGTAGTTTTGAATTGAGTCCAGAAGATTCTATGTATACATTTTTAGAAGTTGTGGATCAAGATTCTACATCTCATTTCTATGCAGATAGGGTGAGAATTAATTCAGATAATTGGTGTTTTACACATAATCAATGGGAATCTGTTAAGGAACATGAGTGAAGATGTCAAAACAGCTAGGAGTTATCGAGGTGGGATTGTGGATGACAATGCTGTTGTCAGTATTAACCTTAAGTGGTTTGGGCAAATTCTTGTTCTTGTTGGTACTCTCGTCTATGGTTACTATAGGATTGAGACTAGATTGGGAACACTTGAAACAAACTTTGCTAATGCAGATGAACGCATTGGGGATTTACTTGATAAACACATCGTGGAAGAAAGGACTGAGAGAGAAGAGCTTGCAGAAAAAGTAGCTTGGTACGAAAAGAATATTAATCCTTTAAGCTGGGGTAAGAGGAGGAAGAAATAATGGACTTTATGGCAGTCTATGCAGAAGCAGGAATGATAGGCATTGTGGGAGTTATGTTTGTCTATCTAGTAATATCGCTATCACAGAAATCAACAAAACAGCAGGAAACGCTAGAAAGCCTAAAGATAGAAAACAAAGGTCAGTCAGAGACTTTGCAAAACATGGAAAGCATCCTAATAAAACTTGTTGATAGATGGAATAAATCAGACGATACAAGGGATAGGCGTAATGAAGATTTATTAAAAGAAGTAAATGACATGAGTGATAAAATTAGCTACCTATCTGGTAGAATAAATGGGAGCGGTCGTGGATAGTTTAAAAGTATCAACAGGGAGTTTCGGTAGCATGGCTATTGTATTTATGGATTTACTGCCATACATATTAGGTATTGTAATTGCTGTAATGAATATTATTTACTTATATTATAAAATCAAAAAGACAAAGGAGTCGTAATGGACTTTAAAAAAATGATGCTTGATCTTGCAGAAGCACAAGCAGAGAAGATGAAAGAGGATGCAATGAGTCATATTGAATCAGATGATTTTGCATCTATGTTAGCAACTAAACTAAATGAAAAAATAAATATTCCTTTTGTATCAGAAGATAAAGAGCAAATATTATTTGAAAAAGTAATGGATGTTGTTACTGATGTAATGGGTGGATACTTTAAAGGCAAATAGTGCCTAAGAAAAAAGACCCAAGATTATCAAGGTTTGGACTAAAGGGGTACAATAAACCGAAGCGTACCCCTAGCCATCCAAAGAAGTCTCATGTTGTGCTTGCACGATCTGGGGGTAAAACCAAACTAATTAGATTTGGACAGCAGGGAGCAAAGACGGCAGGTAAACCTAAAAAGGGTGAGTCTGCTAGAATGAAAGCAAAGAGAAAGAGCTTTAAGGCAAGGCATCGTAAGAATATAGCTAGAGGCAAACTCTCAGGAAGTTATTGGGCAAATAAGGTTAAGTGGTAATGGCTAAAACTGCTACAAAAACAAAACCAGCATTATGGAAAAGAATTGTCTCTTCTGTTAAATCTGGCAGTAAAGGTGGTAGAAGAGGTCAATGGTCTGCTCGTAAAGCCCAAATAGCCACAGCAAGGTACAAAAAAGCTGGAGGAGGTTATAAAGGTAGGAAGTCTACTAAGAACTCTTTATCCAAGTGGACTAAGCAGAAATGGGGTTATGTAACCAAAGGAGATGCTAAGAAGCCAAGAAGGAAACGAGGTAGGTACTTACCAGAGAAAGTAAGAAAGAAACTTACCCCTAGTCAAAAAGCGTATACGAATAAGAAGAAAAGAACGGCTACTGCTAAAGGTAAGCAGAGAGCAAAATACACTAAAAAAACAGCAAAGAAAGTAAGGAGAGCATAATGCCAAAAGGTAAAGGATATAGTTTCGGTAAGATGAAACCAAAGAAGAAGAAAAAAGTAGTAAAGGGCAAGAAGAAGAAGTAATGTATAAGTTTGGGAAAAGAAGTCGTGCAAGATTGAAAGGTGTAGATTCAAGGTTAGTCAATGTACTAAATGAATTAATCAAAGTCATGGATGTTACGATTATTGAAGGAGTTAGGTCAGCCGAAACTCAAAACAAATATTTTAAAGATGGAAAGAGTAAGCTTGATGGTATCAATAAAAAGAGTAATCATCAGCTAGGTAAAGCAGTAGACTTAGCTCCTTACCCAATTAACTGGAAAGAGAGTAATAGGTTTTATTATATGGGTGGCATGGTTAGAGGAATTGCTAAACAACTCAATCTAAAGATTCGATGGGGTGGAGATTGGGATAGTGATGGAGAAACTAAAGACCAAACATTTATGGATTTAGTTCACATAGAAATATTAGATTAAATTGTTAAACTTTAACAATTTTATTGCATAAGAAAGGTTTGAGTGATAAATTAGGAGAGATATGGCTTACTGCACGAACAGAGATTTAAAAGATATATACCCTTCCATAGACGAGTTTGATACAAAAACGGCTATATATGGTTGGACAACCCTCAACTCTCATTCAGGGAGTGCTGTATACCAAGCAAATAATGTAGGTTTATGTACTGTACTATTTGTTAATGGTAAAGATTTATCTGCATTTAAAGTTACTGAGGGGAATACAGACTCAACTGCTAATACTGCTGAAGCTATTGATATTAGTGAAACAGCAATAGATGTTAGTGATGGTAGCGTATTTAGCTATTGTGATATAATACAGATTGGTTCAGAAAAAATGATTGTATCGAATATTTCTAGCAATACAATTACTGTTACAAGAGGTTTATTAGGTACTGCTCCATCTACTCATAACTCTGGAGTAGATATTTATATTAGACATAGTTGGAGTAATTATGGAGAATGGTTACATGATACAGATGCCGATACTATTTTGTATTTTGATACGACATCCTTTAGTCCAAATGATGCCCTTACTGAGTCAGGTGATGATTGGAGTAGTATTAGGACTAGGTACATTGATAATGCTGGAAAGTATTTAGATTCAAGATTAGATGGCAGATTGCCTAGAGAACAATTCAAAGACCAAGATGGTAACTACGACTATATTATAGTCAGGACTACAGCTTTATTAGCTTGTAGTTTTTTAATTCGTGCATCTCAACCTACATCTGAAATATCAGATGCTTTATTTGAAGAGTCAGAAAAGAACATACTATCGTTGAATGAAGGAAGTACGAAACTATCTTGGCAAGTAACTGGTGATTCAGCTAAAGGAGTAATTAGAGAAGTATCTGTAAGTGGTAGTATCCGTATTGTAGACACAAGAGGAGAATATCATGATATTTATGATCGTATTGGAGTTAAAATTACAACAGCAGGAGCCTTAGGAACTGCTGTATATTCGGTATGGAGAAAAGATGCAGATAACCTTGGTGCTGAAAGAATGAATAATGGGGAAAGTTCAGATTACTCAGATATTGTTAATGGACAGTATCAAGCGTTAGCTAGTGGAGTTGATATTCGTTTTGCAGGAGATACAGCAGATACAGCAACCATTAATGATAAATGGGAAATAGAGTTTTTTGGCAAGAATGAATCTGCACTAGATGCAGGGATGCCATATTCCATAAGGATGTCTCGTAGATAATGCCTATAACATTTGTCAATATTTGGGAAACAAAGATTTTAGACACAATTCGTACTTTCTTAAATGCAGAATTTGCAGGAAGTATTCCAGTCTACACAGGAGATTTCAAAGATATGGGTAGTCAATCTATTAGGCTTAACCCAGTAGGATCAGATTTAATTGAATACAATGCTACAGCAGAAACAAGAGAATATATCCTTGATGTTTCGTATACATTTAAAGAGAAAATGGTTAAAAAAGATACTTGGGAACATATTCTAAGACAAGTATCGCATATAGAAGCATTATTTTTTAACAATCAAAATAACACCTTTCATAATGGGAGATTCGATACGGCTAGAATTAATGAAAAACAAGAAGCCGAATCTGCTATAGAGGGACTTAATGTTATTAGATGGGAATTTAAATGCTCTTATATGGGAAATATATCTTAAAGTAATAAAGGAGAGATATGAAGATTAAACTAAAAGATAAAAATACAATCTTGCCGAATTGTTGGAAAGAATGTGGTTGTTCACTTGAAGATTGGGAAAATCTACATAATGGAAAATCAATAGAAGTAAGCAATTTAAATAATATAGAGCATTTAGTAAATGTCTCTAAATCCAAAAAAGGAGATAAGTAATGGCAATAGCAGAACAAGCATTCTCACCAAAAGAATGGAAGGTAGCATTAGTATCCGATGCTTCAAATGCAGGAGATACTGGAATTGGAACAACAATGCTTCAATTAGATGTTGATTCAATAGGTATGCCCTCATTAAACCCTAATCAAGTTGTTGATATTAGGAGTGGAGTAGGCAGGACATTTAAAGACGAAGATTTCTTTCAAGATAATAAAATGAGAGTAGCTGAAATTTCTCTTTCAGGTACAATGCACTTAGATGCTGGTCATAAATTATTATTACAAAATATATGTAATGATGTTAGTACAGACATATCAGTAGCTACTGGATTTACACCAGCTAGTCAAATATATGGAGCAAGTCTAACTAATGTAGCTTCTTCATTAACTCTTGTAATGCAACCATCAGATGTTACAAATCAACAAGGTATGGAGTTTTTTGGGTGTGTCGTAACTAGTTTTACTTTATCTGCTGATGCAACCACAGAAGGTGGAAGGTATAAGTTTTCTGCCACTCTACAAACTGGTAAAGTTCCAGATTTAGCATCTACGGCTGAACCGACTATTACCCCTTATGCAAATACAACAGATGTATTTTTAAGCTCTGCAAGTGGAATTAAAGTGTTTGGTACAGACTCTATTATGCAATCTTTTTCTACTACAATAGAAAACCCAGCAGTATTTACTGGATTTAGTTCTACTGGCTATCAAGTAGTATCAAGAGGTGCTGAAATTGCAGTGACTGCTGAATCTATTGTAAAGTACGATGCAAATACAAAAGGATTAATTAACACTTTTGATACTCAAACATCAGCATTAGCTGGTAATTCTTTAGTAATTACTAACAATAATGCTTATGGAGTATTGATTGATAATGCAGTTTTAACAGATGTTTCATTAAATGAAGGTGATATAATGATGCTTAATGTTGTAATGAAATCCGTTGATGATGGAACTGATGCTTTAATTACTTTTGATGTGAGTTCATAATGAAACTTAAATCTGGAGTAGAAGCAGAACTTAAAGAGATGTCAGTAGACGATATTGATTTCTGTAATGATTTACCTCAAATGAGATATGAAGGTAATGAAATTGTAGCTATTACTAACTTAGCAAAAGCAAGAACAGCTTGGATTCGCAAAGGTGTTAAAGGTGCTGATGATGATTTTATCAAAGCACTTAGTGATGATGAAAAGAATGAGTTGTCTTTAGCAGTTCAAGAGTTTCAACGCTTGGGGGAGTAGAATCCCTTACATTAGAAAGTAACTTCCTAATTGAGAAACAATGTGAGGGATGTATGTATCACACATACCCCTATAAGGCTCAAATTCCTGTCTTAATCGAGGGAAAATATGAAACAAGAACCTTTACATCAAAAGATGATGTATGGGAAGTTATTGACTTAATAATAGCAGAAACAAAAGAAGAGAATAAAAAGGGTAGTAGTTTCAATATCGCAAGTTCGGTAATGGCACAGCTACCCTTTTTTGCTTGTAGTAATGTAATTATGGATCAAAAAGCACAACAAGATATATCAAGATTTATGTATGTAAGAAATTTTAATGTTCCTGCATATAATGGCTCTTATGGAGAACAGCCTAAAAAGTGGGTTGAAAAGAGTTTTTTATTAAATAATTTAATAGAGAGACAAAAAGCGAAGGTAATGAAAGATGGCAGATAATAACACAATAGAAATTAAATTTAGTGCTACTGGTGATGATAAAGTTATTAAAGCTATTAATGACTTAGATAAATCAACTAAAGAGCTTATTAAAACTCAGGCTAACTTAAGGGGTGAAGGTCAAAAGCAAAAAAAGAACACAGAGGCTCTTAGGGAAAATAATAGAAAATTATATTCAGAGTTAAAAAAGAATGGAATAAAATCCTTTAAAGGTTTATCTTTAGAAACTGGAGTCTTGACTCGAGCCTTGCAGGGTAATAAAGTTGCTATTAGAAAAGTCCGAACAGAAATGCAAAGGCTGTCTAAAACTCAAAAAAATGTTAAAAAAGGTTTACTAGATACTGAACATGGAACAAGAATACTTGGTGGATCATTTGCTGTATTAAGATCAAAAATGTTACTTGCTAGTTTTGGTGCTGGATTATTTGGAGCATCAGTAGGTAGATTAACAAAAATGTATGGAGAGCAAGAAAAAGCAGAAAAAAAATTAGAAACTGCTTTAGGTAAACGATCAAATACTTTATTAGCTTTTGCATCTGCTCAACAAAAAGTTACTACTTTTGGCGATGAAGAAACATTGGTAGCTATGTCATTAGTAGGGGCTTATACAGATAATGAAAAAGCAATAGCTAGAGTGACTCAGGCTTCAATGGATTTAGCTACTGCAAAAGGAATGGATTTAAATTCTGCTGTAGATATGGTTTCCAAGTCTATATTTTCATCTACTAACGCTATGAGTAGATACGGTATACAAGTTGAAGGAGCAGAAGGATCAGTTACTAGACTAGAAAGTGCTACAAAAAATATTTCAGCTTTATATGGTGGTCAAGCACAAGCTAGTGCTGAAACGTTTTTAGGTTCAATGACTCAAATGTCAAATAGTGTTGGAGACTTAGGTGAGAAGTTTGGCTCTTTATTAGCACCAGCAGTAATGTTGGGAGCAAAAGGTATTAAGGCATTTGCAGACTCAATAGATACAGAAGAAATAAAAGCATACGGAGCTGTTTTAATAGGGGTTTCAACGGCTTATGTTGCAGTAACTAGAAGTACTTTAATAGCTAGTAAAGCTATGTTAGCTTTTAATAAAGTCTCAAAAAAGAATATTGCTGTACTTGCTGGTATGCTTGTAGTTGGAGCAGTAATAGACAGGCTAAATGTTTTTGCAGACTCTACTGGAGATGTTGCTGATGAGATTGAAAGATTAGCTGGAGAGATAGACAATCTGAACAATAAATCTGCCACATCCCTAACCCTTACTCATGCCCTTCAACAAGCAGAAGAAAGTCACGCTAACACTCTTTCTCAACTTCATCCTATAGAAGCAGAAAGAAATATGAATGCTTTAGAACATAGTCAAATGTTAGAAAAGCATGGAGTTACTCAAGCTAATTTTAGTAGAATGCTTGAAGAAAATATCCCTTTTGCTATCGAGTATAATAAGAATGCAGAAAAAATAGCTTTAACTGAACAAAAATTAGATACAATTAAAACACAATCCGTAACAAATTCATTGAAGGGATTTGTTGCTTTAGCACAAGCACAGACTAAAAACGCTGAAAAACTTAGAATACTGGCTCTAGCTCAAGCTATGATTGATACATATAGTGCTGGTAATGTAGCCTTAAAATCTGCCCCACCCCCCTTTAACTATATTGCAATGGCTGGAGTCATAGCACAAGGTTTAGCCAATGTACACCAGATACAGGCTCAGAAATTTGAACAAGGTGGTATGGTTGGTGGTCGCAGGCACTCCCAAGGTGGCACAATGATTGAAGCAGAAAGAGGGGAGTTTGTTATGTCAAGAAGTGCTGTAGAGTCTATAGGCACAGAAACACTTAATCAAATGAATCAAGGTGGAGGTGCTGGAATTAGTTTAAATATATCTGCCCCTTTAGTAGATGAAACAATACTTGATACTATTATTCCAGCAATACAAAAAGCTCAAAGGATGAACTTAGCATAATGGCTTATGGGAACTCTATAAAAAATAGTAATATAAAAGAGAATTGGTTATTTAAATTAGCAAATAGGCAAGGATCGTTTCTATATTTATCGTTTGCAGATGATATTTATAGTAATGATTTTTACAATGGAGTAATCTTAAATAAACCATCAATTAGAGAGTCAATTAATTTAGCTGAATCTTCCTCTAAAAACTCCAATATATCTATTAGTATACCAGACTTTGATTATAACAATGGTTTAATCTCTGAAGAATTATTTGGAGGTACAAACAATTACATAAATCAAGATGTATTAGTTTATTCTAAGATGAATAATGACACTCCAAATCAAATTGGATCATTTAGACTAACTGATATTTCTTTCAATGGGACTACAATTGAATTATCTCTTTCAACTCGTAGACCATGGGATTTTATTACATTTCCACAAGATGTAATAACTTCTCAGTCTAAAAATATTTATGTACCTATTGTTTATGGGGAATATAGCCCAAATAATAGCTTTTATAATACTCCAGCTTTTTGTGATACAGTTTTGTTTCCAGTTCCTTCATTAGGAGCAGATGAGCAAACAATTAAAACTTTGATGCCTAGATCATATAGTTCTGGAAGTAATAGCTATATTAACATATGGCAAGGCGATAATGTATTCTTACCTTTTATGACTACTAGTGGTGCAAAAATTGAAGAAACAAAAAACTTTGCTGGACATAATGTAATAGAAACAAAAATAGGAGATGATTACGCTCAAAGAAGAGCCGTTGGGGAAGTATTTGCAAATGAAAGTAAAGAACCTAATGGAACTGGAACTGAATTTAGTAATACAAACCTTGCTTTTGATGGTGATGAGTCTACAGCTTCTACTGTTTCCGTAACTGATAGTGGGAATAAATTGCTTGGCTTTGCTACTATTGCAAAAAAATGGACTACACATTTATTATACAGAGTAAGAATTAAACATAAATACTCTTCTAGCTCTGTATTTAATATATTTGTATATGATGATGATGGTATAATTGGAACTTTTTCTGGTGTCACTATGTCTACTTCCTACAATGAAAGTACAGGTACTCTTTCTGCTACAAGAGACATTGGTAAGAGATTAAGTTTTATTTTTGTTAGAGTGACTGGATCAAATGGCACATTATCTGTCAATAGCGTAAAAATAACAATAGATACACTAATAGACACTCAAGATGATAATGACCTTAAAAGAATAGGAGATGAAAAACACTTTTACTCTAGCGGAAATGGATTAACTGAAACATATTCAGGCTCTAGTAATGCTATTACAGAGATACATGAGGCTCATAGAGACTTACTAACTAGATTTGCAGGATTATCTACGGCAACACCTTCAGGTTGGAGTGATTTAGATAGTGCCAAGGATTGGAAAATTAGATATTGGAAACTTGAGCCGACAGATTTAAGGGAAGAATTAGATAAACTTCAGTATGAAGGAGGGTTTATTTTTCGATATAGATTTGACGGAACTGCTCAATATCTATTTATTGCAGATTCATATTCATCTACAGATGTTACTTTATCTAAAGATGATATTTCCAATATACAAATCTCGCCCTCTTCTTTTTCTTCTTTAGTTACGGAACAAGAAATTTCATATAAACTCCATCCTGCAAACAACTCTTATAGAGAAATAGTAAATGCAAAAAATGCTACTGCTAGGACTAACTGGAACATTCAAACAAAAGAAAATATTGAATCAGTAAAACTTGATGCCTATGTCTCCCCTGAAATACCTACAACGCCATCTTCAAACCCTAATGATGATTTTTATACTTATTACGATAATATATCGGGAGATATTAAACTAATGATTTCCTGTAGTATCATAAATCCTTCTAAGTGGGTAACTGAAAATAATAACTCTAATCCTTTAAATGCTGTTGAGGTAGGTGCAATCATTGATTTTGATAATACAAATATGTTTCCAAAAACACCAATGGGTTACAACTCTAAAAGCTGGGCAGATATAAAATTTATAATAGTAGAAATTAATAGAAGTTTAAACAGTCTTAAAATTAAAGCAAGGGAAGTGTAATGAGTACATATAATAGATTTGGAACACCTAGAGCTTATGTAGATTTAATTAGCAATAGTTTAGCTACAGGGTACAGAGATTTAGATAGTATACTTTTTAAAAAAACTAGCGATAATTCAAATATCACTCCAGAAGCAGGATCAAAATCTAATATGTTTGATATGAAGCCTTCTACTTTTACTAAAATATCCAATACGGATACAGGATTTTATATACAATATGACACAAACCTATCTACTAATGCTTTAGCTGAGTCTAATTATATAGCTATTCTTAATCATAATTTTGCAGATGCTAACGCTGTTATTAAAGTTCAAATAGATGATGACTCTAATATGAGTTCTCCAACGACAATGACAACCACAGGGAGTCATGATAAAGTTATAAATGCTGAAGCTGGGGATTCAGCAGGAGAAATTAATCCAGCTAATAACGGATGGACATTAATTACATGGGCTACTAAGACTTCAGATAATAGATTTGTAAGAATATATATAGAGCCAGATAACGGCTCTGGTCAAGCCTTTGCTGAAGATGTTATAATTGGTGGAATACACTATGGAGAGTATATAGATTTTCCCAATAGCCCTGAATTAGATTTAAAAACATCAATAAAATATAGTGGAGTAAAGCTACAGGAATCTTTAGGTGGGAATACTTATTCTAAAGCTACACACTTTGGGCAACCTCAATGGAGTCATGTAACTCCTTGGGCATTGACTACAGGAGATACTTCAGGTCATTTTTTCAATGAAAGATCGGGAAGAATTAGCCATTCATTAAAATTTAATTATTTAGACGATACGAACATATTTTCACCAAACTCAAGTAGTTCAGGAACATCTGATTGGTACGATTCTGGAAGCCTACATAGTTCTTTTTATAATAAAATATTAGGACAACATCTACCTTTTTTATTCAGTATAGATAAAAACTCTACTTCAACAGGAGATTATGGATTATTTAGATTGGCAAATAATGGGTTTAGTGTTAGTCAAGTAGCTAACAGAGTATATAATCTTGGGTTAAACTTAACTGAGACTTGGTAAAGATTTAGGGTCAGGTATAACAATGCCCAAGTCAATAGCAGACCATCTTATAATCCGTTCTATTAACTTGGCAAACTCTTTTGTTGTGAGTGTTTTTGTACTCTCCACCTCGAAGTGATTCTTTAGTGTTGAGTGCATTTCCTGTTCAGTATAACCTAGATCATCGGCAAGTATATTAACGATCTTCCAATAATAGTTATTTTGCTGAGAGGAACGAACCCCTGTTTCTTTCAACTCTATATAATAATCCCCACTTAACTTGGCAATTACATTATTAAACTCTTCTTTATTTTGAAGAGTCATCTTGCCATCTTTAATTAAGCAGGGGAATCGCAATTTGGACATACTTTAGCATCCCATAGTTTAACATCTGAAGAACTCCATACTTCGCCTTCGTACCAGTTCCATTTCTTCTTACATTCAGGACACCACCATAAATTCTCATCTGCCCGAATCTCGTCTGTTTTATGATTCTCTCTTGGCTTCTTTTCTACTATTTCATTATCAAGGGCATCAATAACCCATTGAATAGAATCATACTTTCTTGTTCCGTCTTTCTTCAATTATACCACCTAATAATAATAAATAATTTCTTGCATCATGTATTCTACCCATAATATCTTCATCGCTTGATTCTCTGCCGTGCAATACATAGTTACGAATAGAATCCATGTGCTTTAATAAATATACAAGAGCAACAGTTTCAGCATCAAGGTTTATTCTTTCTCCAATACTTTTAAAGTTTTTAAACTTATCATTATTGGATACAGTATACTCTTTACCTTTTTCAAGCATAATCTTGTTTTCTTGAAACTGCATTGTTCCTGCCCATTCAATAAAGTCCTTAACTGTCATATCTGTACTCCATTACTTTATTGACAGCCCCTGTAAGGATGTAAAGGAATAGCCCTAGTGACATGACCCAAAAGAATACACCGAGTCCTAATATAAGGATATTAGCCACCCACCCTGCAATATCAAACATAATCAAGACAACTTCTCTTCGATTCTATTTAATCTTAATGTAATAAATGTCCATATTCCTACAATATAAAGTGTCTGCAATATAACATCAAACGCTTGTGTTTGTAAGACTTCCCATAGATAGTAACTCATCATATTAACTCCTTGTTATTTTAATTTTCAAATGCCTTATATTACTTCCAAACGCCAACCCAGAAATAGTTTCATTTACCACTCTTTTCGCAGTTAGCCAATTAAGGCTCAACTGATTGCGAATATTCTTTCCTACGCTTTGTGCGATGGTCAGACAAGAATAGTATATCACATTATAAGGCATTATATCTTTCCTTCCATATCATCCAAGCAAGGCTCACAAACAGACACTTCATCTGATTCACAATGAGAACAAGTATAACCCTTGGATGTTTCAATTTCTGTACTTAACTCTACAACTAAATCATTTACATCTCTACTTACTGCAAACAATTGTTTCTTTAAACCAGCCCTAGACAAATCGTCTAACTCCATCTCTGTATGTCTCCAAATATTTGAAACCTTCTGTCTTAAATCTTTTAATCTTTTAATATCTTTTTTCATAATTTTCCTTTTTTGTTAAACTTTAACATTTCTCTTATTGATGATCTCTAGTAATCCTTTTACATCAAAGTCTGAAAATTTAGTCATACAATTCTTACGTTCTTTTAAATCTTCGTACCATTGGATGCCACGCTTTTCTATTGCCCATTCCACAAATTCAGCAGGGGTTTTATGGGCAGAGAAAGAGGAGGAGAACACATGGCATCCAACACAGAGACAAAAACCATTATCTACATCCCAACGAACTGCTCTGATAGATCGTGAATAAAAATGATGTGCATTTAACCGATTAGTCTTATGGCAGACTTCGCACATCCCATACTCACGGACTTTCTTAGACCAAGCATTGTCGAGTTTTTTAGATAAGGCTTTTTTCATTTAGAAGGGAAAATCTTCTTCGCTATTACTATCAACTACAATACTCTCAGCATCTACTTTTTGACTACTTGTATTTTCTAGTACATTAAGTAGATGGTTCATATTAGCATCAACCATAATTAACTGAGCATCTGTTATTACACCCTTGACTTCACCTAACAAATCTACTGCCAGCTTTAGACATACTTGCTTATGTATATCGTGAGTCCTGTTATCTATAGAGGTATTAGAACTAGCTTGAGGTGCAGGACTTGTTGTGCCTTTACGCTTTCCATTTACTACTTCTAAATTATAGCCAAACTTATTAGGGGCATACTCATCCCTAACGATAGTTAGCTTTGATCCTTTACCCCAATCAGATAACTTTTGATGCAAATTGGCTGTAGCAAAGAAACTCATATCTTGCTTGTTTTTCTTTACTCCATAAAGGTAGTATGCACCATAGGTGTTTGTACCTATTTTTGGCTCATCGTACATTAACTCAATATTATGTCGTTCTTCTGAGTTTAGTTTAAACGTATTATTTTCCATTTATTTCCTCTGTTTTGTTTTTAATAAATTCTTGTGCAATGATGGTAATGTCTGTTTCTATGTTATCTATATCCCTAGAAGCAGATTCTACATAAGGATACCTACCTTTAAAGTATTCCATATAATATTCTATTCCTTCCAGTAGATCAGCAAGACTATACCTTGTGATGGTGTATTCTCCTTCGGTATGCTCATCATAACCATCCCAACAAATTGTACCCCAGTAGATTTCACGATTCATCTTTTCTAATTACCTTGCATTGATTACGCTCTAATAAACGTATCACCTGCTCTTGTATTTTAAGTATATCTGCTTGAGACATTGACTCTGGAAATTCTACTTTAAATCGACCTTGTGTAAACATATATACCTCATTTCTTGTTTGATATTAACTATCTTCATTATAAGATTCAAGTGCTATCCTTTAATAACTTGCCCCCACAAAGATGTTCTACCATTTACTATTTGAACTAAATGCACAGTAAAAAATCCAGTATGATAAAAATCAACAATAGCAAAAGCGTGTTGCCAGTTATGTTGTCTGTTACCTAACCATTCATTTTTATCGGGTGTCATATCTTTTAGGCATCCTATAGACCAAGCTGATTTAACTCCATCTATATGAGTGACGCTAGATTGTTGTATGTCGTGATGATGTCCATACATAACATTCCCCCCAAGACGTATGAGGTGATTACGAGTATGATGAACACCAGCGAAATGATGTCCGTGATAAAAGTTGAGCTTTCCGATTTTGAGCATCTTTCCGAGTCTATGATATTTATAACCTCTCTCCTTTAATTTAAGTGCATTTGGTACAAGAAAATCCTTAGCTAGATAGGGGTTTTCCTCTACAAATCTATTAAGCCAGTCCTCATGGTTACCTTCAACAAAATGCCGTTCCTGTACATTTGCTTTATCTAAAGATTCATCAATTATATCCATACCTTTATTAACCTCTTCAATCTCCTTACATACATAAGGTAGCTGATATTCTAAGGGTGGTCTTTTTTTCTTCTTCCATTGCCAATGAGATACAGACTCCCATTCTCCAGTATCACCTAGATCAATATAACCATCGGGTTTTATAATCTCTATCGCTTGACAAACTACACTTATAGCCTTCATATCAGCCATAGGAAAGTGCTTGTCAGGTGTTACGATATATCTTTTAACTTTCATATTAACTCCGAGTTTAACCATTTATCTAAAGCAGTTTCCCATTCTTTGAATGTCGCTTTTCCTTCTCTATGCTTAATCCATACCTCATCAAACTCTTCTTGGTTTCTTTGAGCCATTTTACGGATTCCATAGTCCATATTTGTTCCTGCATCTTCAGGCATTGCATATACCTTATCCAAATAGATTTTCTTTAACTTCTTCAAAGTATTCTCCATATCTACCACTCCTTATATCGTAGCTTAATTTAGCTTTGTTTGGTTTACCATTTTTATATTGAAAACGAACCTTTTGAACATGAACCCCAACATAGTCATGGTCATCACTTTTATGCCTATGTATAGTTATACCATTGTCTGCCTTGTTGAAAAAATTCGCAGAACCAGCTATGGAATATAATGTTGGCACTTGCACCTTTCCATTAAGGTCATTTTCCATTTTCCTAGGATGAGCCACAAGCCAAATATGTATCTCATTAACTTTAGCAAAAGCATTCATCTGTGCTAATACCCTAGATACATAATTAGTCTCATTCTCTCCTTTTCTATACTTGTGTTCTAATGTATTCCATGGATCAATAACTAGACCATTTAGACCATACCTATAGTTTAATATCTTAGCCTGTTCAAGAATAGATTCAATAGTAACAGAATCTTCTTGAGTGCCTATAAACTTTATATGTTCATTCATAACTCTCATACTCGCTCTCGCAGTTGCACTATCCATTTTATCATCACCCCAAAAAGGTTTACCATTAAATTTACTAACTAATTTTAATAAATGGTGTTTTACTGGAAAGTTTTCTGCTGAAAATACACCAAACTTCCAAGAGTGATGTTGTACCATATTAATCATTAGAGCATCCAGCCACTCAGATTTACCCATGTTAGGTACACCAGTAACAACTGTAAGTTCAGATGGACTAACTCTATATGTGCCATCTAAAGCAACCCAACCAGTAGATAAACCGAGGTGTTCAGGATTTTCAAGTAAGTCAATAGCATCATCTTCAACATCTTCTATAGTAACTACACCCTCAATAGGGTAGGGATGTGTGTTACTAACTATGTCTAATATACACTCCTCTCCATGCTTAACCAAGACCTCATTCATATCCTTGCAATCTTCGGGGTATGTAACTCGATAACACTTCTCTCTACCTATACGCCTTGATAATTCATCTCTAAGATGTTTTCCTGCTCCATCATTATCAGTACATAATATAACAGTATTAGCATTCATTAAATGTTCTTCTGCTGATAACAAATAGCTAAACTTTAGATCGCTTGGTTTAGAGTTTGGAGCAGTAGCACCATCGGGAACACTTACAACATTAGTAAATCCTGCTTGTACTAAAGATAAAGCGTCCATCTCTCCTTCAGTTATAATAATAGTTTCCATACCCTTCATGTGATCAAATCTATAAAAACACTTCTCTGCATTCTTAGATTGCCTAAACTTTTTATCTGCCGTTCTTGATTTAATATTAACCACTTCTCCATCTTTATAAAAAGGAAACTGAATCCATCTATTGTTGTATCCGATCTTCTCAGCATCTACCACAGTATCTGATATACCACGATCTTCAAACCATTTGTAAACTTGTTCGGGTAACTCTGTTTTTGGTGGATCGGGTTTTACAATTGGTTTTGAAATTGTTAAATGTTTAACAATTTTATTTAATGAGCCTTTCCAGCCACAATGGTGGCAATGCCATACACCTTCATCTATGTTTACTGATAGACAAGGATCAGAACCCTTTCTTCTAGTATGTGAACACTTTGGACATTGTGTCTTTTCTTGTCCACTTGTATTTCTTACTGATATTCCATTCTCCTCAAATGTCATTACTTACCCCCTTTATCGATGTAACTTGCATACATATTTGTAAACCTTCTTTGACCATTGGATGCTTTACCTCTAAGCACTCGTAAGGAATAGCACCTAGAAGCCCAAAAACTATCCTTAACGATCCAATTTATAACATTCCTTACCTTACCCTCATCCCACTTATCTATGGTCATTAAATCGTACAAAACATTAATACTATCATTGGTTAGATTTTTATCTTTGTGCCAATCTGATTTAACAATTTCGGGAAAGTTTTTGCTTTGGGTAGTATAGAAATCTAAAACAATTCTTTTCAAATATACTAACTGATTTTCATTGATTGATTTATTACATTCAATAGTGCCTACACGATCACTATATATATATCTTATATCATTATTATTATATAATAATGTACCTCCTGTCTGCTCACCTTCATTAGATGAATTAGGCACTACATCGCCCTCTACTTCAGTACCCCCCTGTCTCACAAGAGCATGGGGTATATTGATCTGATTGTTTACCCCCACCCTTACATGGGGTAGGGTAAGAGTAATAAACCTATTTATAAATCTATTGGTTGTTTTCTCCTGTTCAATCACTATATATATTAAATTAGATTCTCTTAGGGTTGTGATTGCCCTTGATATTGTAGTTCTTGATATGCCTAAGACTTTCATAAAGTAAGAATTATTTTTCTTACAATAACCATCTTGTTCCATGGTTGCCGTAATCTCTGCATAAATTAATTTTACCATAGGCAACAAATCTGTATTGTGCCTAATATAAGATGGGATGTACCCGAAGTATCCAAATTTCATTACTGTTCTCCTTTATAAGTGGAGGGGAGAAAAGGAAATAACCCCCCTATGAATCCACTTGTTAATATTTTATCCTTTTTAGGCATTGGAAGATAATACAATTATAAGCTATCTGCAACAGGTTTTACACATTTATTATAATAATTACATTTCTCTCCATTCGCAATTAAACAAGGTTTGTTTTGTAACTCTGAATCAACTCTTTGTTGAAGTTTGTCACTAATTATAACACCGATACATTTAAACCCTGCATCATAATTAGCACAATGTTTTTTAACCTTGCCTTTTTCTGAGTGATCAACTTTGTTTAGTCTCAACATGGAATTTAGCCTTTATTTTTTCTTTAACTAATTTATTGGTTTTCTCATCTAATCCTATAATTTCAACATGAGTATCAAACCAATCTTTCTTTTTCTTTTTCTTCATTGGATACGGCATTATAAACCTCGTAACTCATCTGCATCTGTCTTAACCTTCCAAAGATGTTCAGGTCTACCATATAAACCTAACTCCTTCTCAGATGTTTTATAAATCTTACCTTTTTTAGTTAGGTTGCTAAATGCTCTTCTAATTGATGTAATTGGAAATCTTGCATCAAATTCATAATAGGCATCTGATGGAGACATCCATATTTGTTCAGTAAATAAATCAAAGATTTCACTTTCTTGACTTACTGCTTTATTTTGAGATGTTTTTAATTCATCTCCTTTTATACTGGTTGTATTATAGTAACTCATTTACTTCTCCTTTTTAAGCGTGAGCGTGAATAGTGTTTTGCTCGTTCATTTTCTTAGATTCTAGCACCATTTCTTTTATCATTTTAAGATAATCATCTATAGATTCATCGTCTGTATTATAAAAATGACAAAAGTTGTCAGCTAATATTGTATGCAAGACAACTGGTATTAATACTTCTTGAGCTTTAACCATATCTTTTTTTCCAAATTTACTTAAAAATTTATCGAATAGGTCAAAAACTAAATCTCTAAAGTATTCAGCGTCTTTTTCTATATTTATTTTTTTACTCATTTACTTCTCCTATTTGTAAAATTTGTTAAACTTTAACAAATTTATTTTATCACTACATTATTATAATATAGTGAGTCCTTGTAACTGCTCTGTTATTTTCTGATGCTTTTTATCTCCAAATACCTTATGTTTTGGCTCAATAATTTTATAACAAAATATATCACCATACATAATTTTTTGATACTCGCCACCACTACAAACAACGCAAGTTTCTTTTTCTTTTCCAAATGTAGGGAAGTCATCATAAAATATAACAATCTTATTTTTTTTACGATAGTTTCGCATAACAGTACGCTCATAGCACTTATTACATTTAGTGCAATGTTTTATACTTTCATCTGCCATTTTAGAGTCGTAATTGCATTTTTTACGCTCTTCTACTTTTTCTACTTGATGGTAATGAAAATAATCATCGTCATTATAAAAACCATCATCCATTGCTAGTTTAGTTCTGCTCATTTTATCTCTCCTTTATGAAAAAAATTAGTCGTTAGGTTATATAATTCATCGTACTCTTTCTCGATGTCTTTATATGGGATCATGTCTTGATCACCTCGCCCATCAATGTTGTGCATTATATTTGTATGACTATGATTTATTTTTTTTAATAATCTCCAGCTAGTCATTACAAGTTCAATTATATCATCTTCTTTTATTTCTATATTCATTTTCTCTCCTTTGAAGCCTTAAAGCCTCGTTTCTCCAATAATCAGTATTTCGCATTTCTCTCTCATACTTATATTGGAATATATTACTCTCTGATTTAATATAAGCTACGGCATAAATTAAAGCCGTAAATATAACTGCCAGTATTAATTCCATATGTCCGTTCTCCTTGTTAAGTTTGAAATTATAACCCTTGTATATAAATGTCAAGAACTTTCTTTGTCAAAATATAAAGGATTATATCTACATAGGTAATCATTTCTGCCCATCATAGCATAAAAAACTGGTTTTTTTACAACTTCATGGTTATCATCTAAAGTATAATCATAACATTTATAAAAGCCGTCATCTACTTTTTCAACTTCATAATTATTATGCTTTAAATTTCTTAAAATTTGCTGAGTAATTTTCTTGCTTAATATTCTTGATTTCATTTATAACCCCTTTTTTTTGGTTAAAAATTGTTAAAGTTTAACAATTTTAAAATATTATTCTGATTAATAAACTAATTGTAAAAATATATAGAATATATATTTCTATAATCTTAATAATTAACTTCATTATGTCCCCTTTTTTATTGTTACTAAATCCTGCTTGTACCCCTAAAGCCCCTAAAAAGGGGCAAAATCGAGGTTTTATGTTGTTAAAGTCTAGTGATATACTAAGCCGACTTTATGGCTTTTATTATGCCATTTAGTGGCGTATAAATCGTAGTTACTAGAGTCTTTGTATCCTGCTTTTTTCATATCTTCTAAGGTTTTAAACACTTTGGAATGTCTGTCTTTTTGTTGTATCATGTCTTTTTGCTTACCGCCATCGGAAAAAATAAAATCATAATTTTTAGGGATTTTATTATTTTTATACATTTTTTGTATTTGGTTTACATTATTAGTATATGAATAAAACTTAACATTAGGTAACTTTTTCGCAATTTCTAGCCATTTATTTAGATACTCTTTTGAGTAATAGTCCCCTGAATCATGGACTCTGATATAATCGGCTTTCTTTTTTATAATCTCTTTCACCATCACCTGAGAAAAATCAGCTTGCATTGTAGCTTGTAGCCTACGTTCAAAAGCTGGAGAAACATTAGACCAAATATACGCACCTTTTTGAGCATAGCAATATTTGGCACACTCACCAGCTAAAGGACAAGTAATTTTTCCTGTATTTGATTTTAAGGCAGGGATTCCAAAATTAAACACTCTTTTATTGAAATGTTTTGAAGTCTTTTTTAATTTGCTATTTTGAGTTAACATTATTTTTCCTTTTTATTTGCTTATTATTACATTAATTAAAATTAGTATCATAACCATTATATTTAAATAAATATATACTGTATCTGTTTTTTTGTGATCCATTTTTATTCCTTTATTTAATAAACTGTGAAAAATTATAACCTGAAGACATTTTGCTAGTTTTATTTTTCTTTTTTATTTTTTGTATTTTCTCAAATTTATAAACCCTGTAAATGCTAAATCGTCTTCCTCGGCTCCAGTCCTGAATAACCCCATCTTTTAATGTTGCGACATGTCCATTAATATGAAGTACGAATGTCCCTACACTTGGTAAATGTTTTATACAATTATTAACAGTTAAAGAAGTGGCTTTCTTTAATGGTTTTTTGTTTAAAGAATTAGATTCTTTATCTTGAAAATAAAACCCTTTATACATTACAAATTTAGGACTATATGTCTTTATATCATACCCAAATTGTTTTCCAATGGCTTTGAAATGTCTGTAAAAGTGAAACCCTTGATGTCTTTTCCTGCCTAGCTCAAACAGGTAATTTTGAGCCGTTTTAAAAGGTATTTGGCAAGCTATAGCAGTAGCAACAACGGTGCAACAGCCTCTGTCATTTTTATATTCTTGATCTTTTTTTATGTCGTTATATGTTACCATGTTTTTTCCTTTTTTGGTGGGCAGGTTAGGAATCGAACCTAACTAAAACCATTTGCCCAAATCTGTTAAAGTTTAACAAATTTTATTTAATGCCTCCAGTACTTGATTTTTATCAGCTTCATGTTTTTTCATTAATTCCTGCAAACACTCTTCCAATGTTTTTTCTTTAGCTTTTGGCTTTTCTTGAATTACTACAACATATCTTCCATAATCAGATTCATTAAAATTGCCTTTATATATTCCGTCAACATTATCTATCATAGAATTATTAACTTTTTTTACTGTTATGGAATGGGTTTTTTCTTTACCGTTCAAAAGCTGTTCTTGGCTGGCTTTTGCTTTTATGATGGTTTGCAATTGTTTACGAATAAAACGTTTAACATCTATTTTTAATTGAGAATCTTCAGATTCCATGATATTATTAAAAGTTTCTGTTAATTTAGTTTGATTTTTTTCATTCCTGTGGAAGATGTCAGCTTTTATTGTTGTTGTGATCTTGTCCAATGATTGCTGGGCAATTACACCATGCTCTAAAACATCTTTTATTTCGCTTTTAGTGGGTTTCTTAAAACTATATGTAGTATTCGACATTTCGTATCCTTTATTTGATTTGTAATTAAATAACATGGCTTAAATTGGTTATAATATTTGGCCTTGTCAATACTTTTTTTTCTGTTAAAGTTTAACAAATTTTATTTTATTTTCCCCCTATACTATTTTTTTTTATTATTCCTAATGCTTTCTCAATAAGAAACCATCTTTTTTTAATAATCTTTAAAACGGGGCAATTTTAAGGAATGTTCACCCTCGTGAAACTCTGCTGGTGGCTAGATCAGAGCATTTAATTAATACATCTATGACTATTCAATATCTCTCGAATTTGGTGCATTTTAGAGCCAAATGCGATCTAATGATAATGAGTCTCAATTAGTGGGGGAACAACAACAACAATTTTAAATTTGGCATTCTTTAAAAGTTTTCAATTTTATTTTTTTTGAGTAGTAATTTAAATGGTTGGCGTAATCATCTCACACTATACGCCAAAAGTAAATACCACTACGCCAGCACTACGCCAATTTTAAAACGCTCATATCGCTCCTACTCACAGGCTACGCCACGCTCAAAACGCTCATGGGGGCGTATGAAGATTTTTAGGTGTTGGTTAACTGCCATTCCTCATAAATAAAATGAAAACAAAGTCTTGCATGGGGCTGAGAAAAAAAGTTTTGAAAAGAAAGTCCAATAAAACTCCGTTTTATGTTTGTATGTCTTATACTATGTATTATGCCTTATTTGGATTTAGATGAAATAATAGACTATAAAGTCTCTTGTATAAAAGTACCAAGTGGTTGTATAATATACCATAACCAAAAAGGACTATATGAAATGAGTGTTAATTTACCCACAAACTGGAAACCTGAGAAAGCTAGGACAATTGATATACTTGTATCCAATCCGAATACTAAAATGGAAGAACTTGCCAATGAAATCGGAGTGACAAAAGCTACACTCCATAACTGGATGAAAGACCCTGAGTTTGTAGAGGTATTTTATCAGAAGTATATGGTCACATTTGGAGCTAAACTGCCCAATGTATTACATAGTATGATACGAGAAGCAGAGGCTGGTAATGTTCAAGCTGGTAGATTAGTGCTAGAACATTCTGGTAAACTCATTAAGAGAGTGGAAGTAGCAAATAATCAGAGTCCATTTGAAAAGTTCTTAAATACTCAATCATCAGATATGCAAGAAATTGCCGTAATTGATGCAGAAGTTGAAGAAGTCGAGCCTGAGTTCACAGTCTTACCAGAACGTCCCATATTACCCCCAAAGAATCTCTCAAAACGGCAAGAGATGAAACAGCTAAAGGATAAACAAGCTAGGAATAAGAAACGGAGAGAGGCTAGGCATTGGAGAGAACGAGCAGAAGCCGTAGGGGTGAAAAAACCAGCACAAGGTAGACAAACAAAAGCTCAAAGAAAAATGTGGCAGGACAAAGTAGAAGCAAGAGAAAAAGCATTAAACGTAAAGACTAGTGTTCTTGTATGATATGGGGTATATCTAATATATGCACTTTAAATGCCATTATTTAGCAGTTTGTTGGGCTGAGATGAGGTACATATATATTACATATATATAATAGATATATCTAATAACTATGCCTCTTCTGAGACTATGGGTTTCTTAAGAGCTGTCTTTACAGAGAATCCTTTACATTCAGGGCATTGTTCTTTCTTGTTATTGAATTTAGTAGATACTACCTCCCAAAACCAATTACACCCTAAACAAAGACATTGCATAATTAAGTATTTTTTCATAATTTCATGCTATCCTTAACATCCATATCAGCAGGCATTAATTGACAATAACAATATTCTTTACACACACTCCATCCACTGGCTGGCATACCTCGAGCTTCCCAACCCTCCCAAGTATCAATTTCTCCAGCTCTTTTCTCACAATCACTACAGACGTTCTTAGATATTGCAACCCATTTCAGCTTTCCCCCCATATCCCCAGATCGCCTGAATGCTTGATTAATTCCTCCCACAATTCCACGTTTAATGGCATTTCTAAACTCTCCGAAGATTCTGCCGTAGGTGCTAAAGTCTTGGCTAAGAATCCCAGCAATTGATTGTTCATTGACCCCAGCTCCAACGAGCCTTCCAATTTCTTGTCTAATTCGTTCACCGAAGATTCTAACATCATGAGACATTGTAGTAGCAATTGAAAGTAATACTCTTCTGTCTTTTTCATCTAATTTCTCCTTGCTTTTTGGCATTTTATTTCCTTAATGCTTTTTTAAGAACTCGCATAAATTGAGTTGTTATTTTTTTTCTATTCTTTACTGAAGTTGATACGAAAGGTCTTGCTGGAACTTTTTTATTTGGAATCCAAGAGGAACTTCCTGTTGTAAAACCTTTATGGTGTAAATTACCATAGGGTAACATTGTTAATTTATTTCCCTCCTGTTTAATACTATTGTACAATGCTCCACTAGCTTTTAATGGTGGATTGTCGGGCTGACTCCTTTTACTTCTTATCTGCCTAGTGGAATCTTCCAAGTTAGGTTTAAGACCAGAGTCTATATTTTTTTTTGATGCTTCTGCTGATTCAACTGCAAATCCTTCAGTATACTTTGAAATAGCTTCAGGAATAGCTCTAGCCATTTTTCCAAAATCAAAATTAACTTTTACTTTCAACTTCATCCCAAAACTCCCTTCCTAGTGCTTTAGATTCTAGGTACTTATCTGTATTTTCAAGAACAGCTCGTTTAACTTGACTATCTGCCCAAGCTAAAGGGTTTTTAATAATAAAGTCTAAATCTCCATCAAACTCAAATTCAACATTATTGATCTTGTCCAGTTTCTTTACGGAAGTTAGTAAAGAGTGACTCAGTTCCTTCTTTTTTGTTTGCTTTTTTGTTTTCATCTATAATTGCCTGTGCCTGTTCAATTGTTAAGTCTTTATTATCTCTAACCATAATTTTAGCTCTAGTTACGAGATTATTTTTTATATCAAACTCATCTTTGAAAATCTGATCTTGAACTGTCTTTGGGTATTCTACCTCTTGGAAGTCTACGCCAAACTCTTCTGGTAATGCAATACCATTATATTCTGCTATAGCACGCTCTACCCTATAAAAGTCTTGTTCGTATAATCTCCATAAAGCTATATCATCGTAATAATCCTCTTTACGCTCCATGTCTTTAATCATAAGTGATATACCACTAGGGACTTCACCACCACTTTCTGCCCATTGTATCCATAGATGATTATTTGATGCAACTAATTCCATTTGAAATTTAATATTATTAATAGCCTCTTCTATATTACCATTTGGGCTTGTTATATTGTAAGCACCATCTTCACCCATATCTAGGATTGTATTTGAGCCTGCTCTAAGCATACTTTGATCTGCTCTTAACCCTGTAACCCATGGCTGACCAAACATATTGAATCTCATTCCAAGATTCATTTCCGTTAGTGCAATGTTTATTTGCTCATTACAATTAACAATATCAGAAGCACCTTCTACAAAAAAAGAATCAATCTGATCTTCTCTGTGAGTAAAAACAAAGGGTAATACCCCATAAGGATTATCCTGCTCATCTAATGTTTTACCTGCTTCATCCATAATTCCGTACCTATCATTAGTCCAATATTCCCATTGCAAAGAATCTGCATTGGAAAGGTCTGATACATTATTTAATAATGGATAAATAATCCCTGCTGGTTCAAATGGATTTTCTTCAAAATAAGACTCAAAGTAATACAAAGGTCTGTAATCAAACTTTCCATCTGCCCAGTATATCCTATTTGCTATTGTTCCTAACAACCTAGTCATTCTTTCTGAATGTTTCATCCTTACATCTTTTGCAGGAATTAATGCTTCGTATTGCTCTGTTTTCTCCCCAACATTTCGTTTAGCACCCAATGTATATATTCTACTAATTTTATTAATAAATTTTCTTGTAAAATTTGTTAAAGTAGGTGGTATTTCTGAAAAAGCATCTCCATTAAAATAAGTATTAATATATTGATCTGTAGACAACCCAGAATAATAGTCAAGATATTTTCTTATTTCACTTCTTCTTTCATGTGACATCATTAGTTTTGCTTCTAATAATTTTTCTTTCAGCATTTGTTCAATCATCTTTGAATCCTTTTCATTTCTGTGTTTTTCATTGGAAATCTATTAATAATAAAATACCTAAAAGCATCATTACCATGGTCATGGTATCCATCTTTAATAGGTTCTTCTTTTATAGGTTTACCATCTTGACTTTCAGGATACCTATACTCTTCAAAATCTTCTATTACATCTAAGCATCTTTTATCTACATGGATTCTCCTAATACCATTAGCACTTTCAAAAAATCCTCTTGTATATGCGACACTAGCTATAATATTTCTACTCATTCTATCTCTCGTTGATACTACTCCGATTCCACTACGCCTAAAAATTTCCATATCTCCTGCTCCACTTTGTCCTTGAACATTTGCACCAGCAGGATCACCATAATAACTAACTATGGGATAACCTTTAGTTTTAATCATTTTAATTAAATCTTCTGTTTTAACATTTTTCTTATGCAAAATTGAATCAAAAATTTTAATATGCTCAATACCATTTTCCCAGTAAGTTTGACAAAATATGACTGCTGGCATACGATAGCCAAAGTCAATAGTGCAATATGCAGGTAAATTAGGATTATAAGGAAACTCTCCTACATCAAGGTCACGATTAAAATCCCAAACCTTTCCCTCAAATACTGAAAACTCTGCTCCAAACTCTTGACCGAATAATTCTTTTGACATATTTCTTTTTCTTTCTACAATAGCAGGATCATTCAATCCTTGTGGGAACTCATGCTGATTTACCCAAGATGGAGATGAGTGACTTTCCCATAACGGATCATTCGACCCTAATTTAAATAAATCATATATCCAGTTTCTTCCCTCTGGTGTTGTAATAAAAATAACCTTTCCTTTTCTGCCTGCAACTGTTGGAGATAGATACATATCCCAAATCTTTTTATTCATCTTGGCTACCTCATCTATAACCAAGAGGTCGCAACCTTCACCCACAAGAGAATCTGGATTATCTGCCGACATTCCCTCAACAGTAGTACCCCATTTAAAACGGATGTACATATCCTTCTCAGATGCTTTATCCACATCTTCTCCATGACCTATAACCATTCGTTGCCACACTTCTCTAAAGATTAATCTAGCTTTTCTGTAGGACATCCCTACAAGCCAAATACGCTTATTAGGCTGAGATGCAACAAAGGTTGCTTCCATAGCACTTGCCCAAGTTTTCCCAAATCTTCTTCCACAGACTACTACTTGAAATCTAGCGTCCTGTTTCTGAGGGTAATGAAGTGCTAATTGCCCATTGTGTGGCTTGTATCCTAAATAGTCAAACCATCTTTTTTTAAATTCGTAATTTTTTTCTTGCATTAGATCACTTTTATAACTTACATTATACTATCTATTTAATGCAAGGTTTATTCTTGCAATTAACCAACTCACTTAAGAGGTAAAAATGTCCGAAGAACAAAACATCGAGCCAGATGTAAAACAGGAAACCGACACACAAGTCGAAAACAATGTACAAGATGCTATTCCACGCTCAAGGCTAAACGAAGTAATCTCGCAAAAAAAAGAACTTGAAATAAAGTTAAATGAGATGAAAACTATAGTAGAGGAAAAGCAAAGGGCAGAACTTGAAGAACAAGGTAAATTATCTGAACTAAATTCAGTATTATCAAAAGAAAATAGCGAACTAAAGGTAATAAAAACCCAGTTTGAATCTCAAGATAATAGATTAAGGAACGATGCTTTATTAAAACTGCCAGAAGATAAAAGAGAAAAATTCGCCAATTTACCTACAGACTCTCTTTTAGATGTAGTTGAAGAGTTATTATCATCTAAGAACAATCCACAAAATAATATTGGAACTGTTTCTAGGAAAGATGTTGATTTTAAAAATATATCTAAAGAAGAAAGAAGAGATAATTGGAGTTCTATTCTCAATAATTTTAAAAGATAACTTAAGGAGTAAAGATAATGGCTTTTTCCGATCCATTTGATACAAACGTACACTCAGGAGGTACTGGAGCAGTAACACCAAATATTGCTGACCAGTTTATCCCTGAAGTCTGGGGGCAGGCTATTTTAGAAGCTTTCCAGAAAAAAATAATGATGAAGAATGTCGGTATTGATTTGTCACCAGAAATTACGAATCAAGGCGATAAGATTCATTTACCACATATTGGTGTTCCAGCACTTAGTGCTTTTACGCAGGGTGGTGAAATAGCTAGTGATGTAACAAGTGCTGGTAGTATGACAAGTGATGAGACTTCTTTAACTGTTTCTGAGTATAATGTAGGTTCTGCTTACATTCCAGACATTGTTAATGTTCAGTCTAACTATGACTTGATGGAAATTTATGCAAAACAGTTAGCGTATGCTTGTGCTAGAGGTTTTGATAACTTCTTACACTATCAAATTGCTAATAACTTGCAAGGACTTCTTTCTAGTGCGACTGGTGCAGTTGGTGCAGATGCCAACACTTCAATGCACGTAGCTACTGCTGGTTCAGTTCTTTCACAAGCTAACTTAACCTCATTAATGGGATTAATACTTGGAGAAACAGGCGATACAGAAGGTTGGAACTTGGTACTATCTCCAGATATGTATGCAAGCTTAAACTCTCTAACTAGCTACTCACAAGGTACTCAAGCTACACTAGGTGCTGATTTTGGCAAAACTGGTAATGCTGGAGCTATTTTAGGGATGCCAGTTTGGATTGCACAATCACCTTATATGGGTTCTGCTTCTGGTGGAGCTGATGTAAGTGCTGATGTTACCAAAGGAATCAAGGCTCTTGCTGATCTTGAAACTGATGGAACAAATAATAATGATATTGTATATGGATATGCAATTCATGAATCTGCACTTTACTATGCTTTTTCTAAAGAAGCTAAAATGCAGGCTTCTTACAGGCACTCTTACTTATCTACACTCGTAACTTGCGAGTCTGTATATGGTGGTGCTGTTAGAAATGCAGATGCAGATGGAGAACGTAGAATCTTTGCTTTAGTAGATTACGAAGCATAATTACTGCAAATAGGAATCTATGGGGGGAATTTATTTTCCCCCTATAGAGTAATAAAATTTAAACAATATGCCCATGAGATTTGCCAAGCTCGGTAAGGCATGAAGGAGAAACAAGATGGCTGGTATACAACACTTTAGTGTAATTGAATCAAATAATGTAGGTCTAGGTCAAGGTGGTTGCATCTTTGAAGATGGAACAACTGCTATTACTGGTAAAACTATTGTCGCAATACAATTTTTAGCTGATTCAACTTTTACAACTCTTACACCTGAAAGCTCAAGTTATATAGGAACAAGTGGTGGTAGTGGGGATGCAATAGACTCATCCAATACATTTCCACAAGGGATGACAGTTTTTGGTCGCTGGACAGGATTTACTCTTGCTAGTGGTACTGTAATAATTTACTTAGGTTAGCAGATGCTTGGTCTAGGGCTGTCTTTAATTAAAGGGGCAGGTAAAAATGTAGGTGCATTTCTTTCTTACATAAAAGACTCACTCAAGCTTTATTATCGTTTTTATGACAATAGTCCAGAACTACTCCTATCTGGTGCTACCTCTTTTGATGGTACTGATGATTATATAAATACAGGAACAACATTTAGCAATACAAATCATACTATATCTGCATGGGTAAATGCATCAGCCACAGGTGGAGTAGTTTTTGATAATAGAGATGCAAATGATGATGGTATTCGGCTTATATATGATAGTAGCCTTATTTATCAATTAAATTCAAGTGATGTAAGTCTATCAAGTCCAAGTTTAAATACTTGGCATCATATAGCTTGTACTTATGATGGTACTACTCAAAAGCTATATTTAAATGGTTCTTTAGTAGCTTCTGCCTCTACATCTCAAACTGTTTCTGTTTCTCAAAATTTAGTGCTTGGAAAACAAAGCTATAGTGACGTTGCATATTTAAATGGCTCTATAGCAAATGTCGGCATTTGGAATCGTGCTTTATCTTTATCTGAAATAGAAAGTATCTACTGGAAAGGACAATATGCAGATTTAAAAGGTACTGAATTAACCAGTCTTGTTAGTTGGTATAATTTAAAAGAAACAGGATTTGGAAGTGAAATAGTAACAGGAACAGATAGCGATATGTCTGGTTCTAATAATTGGGTAACACAACTTGGATCACCAACTTTTAATGTTAATTCAACAGTAGCTGATAGACTATATATAAATTTTTCAAGTGGAAATCAAAGCGTAAGACTACCTAATGTTTTTACAGTAGGTTTAGCTTATAAGGTTACATTAAAGGCAAGATTAAATAGTGGTACAGCAACAACTGTTCAATTTGGTTCTGAATTTACTTCTGGTAGTGTATCTGGTATAGGTAAAAATATAACTCCTTCATCAACCTTAACAGAATATACAGTAGATATAACTTCTGCATCTACAGTAGATTTATCTATTGGAATAATTAATGCACTTAATAATGGTTCAGACTATGAGTTTGTTGATGTTAAAGTTCAAGAAGTAGTTTCACCAGATTCAACAGGAACTAACAATGGTTCTATTTATGGTGCAACAACCTTAACAGATGCCTATTCTGCCAGTTCTCCTTTCTTACCAAGAATCCAAGATAAAGCCACACCAAAAGGTGCAGTAGCATTAGCAAGTGGTAGTACCTCTTTTGCTACAGATGACTATATTAGTTTGCCAAGCCTTGCATCTACTATTGGAAATGGTGCTTTGACTTTTGCTGGTTGGTTTAAAACAAATACTCTTGCAGATTATTATCCATTGTACATTGGCACACCAAGTTCAAATGCAAATTATATTGTATTAAAAATTAATTCTAATGGAACAATACTTACACAAGCAAGATTATCTGGTACTGTAGATTTAACTTCAACTGCAACTATTACAGCTGGTAATTGGCATCATATTGCTGTTACTCGGAGTGGAACAACAGGAACTTTATATGTAGATGGAACAAGTGTTACCTCAACTGATTCAAATTGGGGAGTTACTGTTGGCTCTGAAACTACTCTTGGTGCTTTTAGGATTGCTTCTAATAGTGGATTTTATACAGGCTCTCTTGCAAATGTAGCTATTTATTCGGATGCAAAAACCCAAAGCCAGATACAAGATATTATGTTCTCTTCTTATAGCACATTAACAAGTGCCTTAAAAACTAACCTTGTAAGCTGGTATGATCTTGGGAGTACATCTTTAGGAAGTGATTTAGTTACAAATGGCGATTTTGCTACTGATAGTAATTGGACAAAGGGAACTGGATGGAGTATTGCTAATGGACTTGCAAGTTGTGATGGATCGCAAGGTGGTGCATCATATTTATTTCAAGATATAGGATTAGTTGCTGGTAGGAAATATAATATCACTTTTGATCTATCTAATCACTCTGCTGGGAGTGTAAGAGTACGAGCTGGTAATTCTGCTACAAGTGAAGGAGTGAGTGGATATTATAATTCTAATGCTTCTATTGAAGTTGAACTATTTGGAAGTGGTAGTGGTGCTATCTTTTTCTTTGAAGCAACAACATCATTTACTGGATCAATAGATAATATAGTTGTAAAAGAAATACAAGCCACAGACTCACAAGGAGACAACGAAGGTTCTATCTATGGTGCAACCACCAACACAGGATATACATCCTCACCAAGTGGTGTAGCTGATCCATTAAACTATGGAGAAGTCTATGGTGGTAATGCAGTTAGCTTTGATGGTACGAATGATAAAGTACAAATTTCAAACTTTCCTACTATTGGGCAAACAAGCTCATCATCTGGATATTCAATATCTTGTTATTTTAAAGCAGATAGTGTTTCTGCTTGGGTAAGTTTATTTTCTTTTGGAGATCAAGCAACTTCTGAAAAAAGGTCATTAATGATTTCAAGTGGTGGCAAGTTATCAGTATCTCATTATAACGATAATGTTTCTGGATCAACAACTTTATCAACTGGAGTCTGGTATCATGGAGTTTGTACAGTTGCTTCTAATGGTTCAGTAATTGTATATCTAAATGGCTCATCTGATGGAACTGGAAGCGTAACTCTTACATCTTATTCTGGTACAACTGCTTATATAGGTTCAAATCCAATTGGTAATGGTGAATTTTTTAATGGCATGATGTCTGGAGTAAAAATCTTTAACACAGCCTTAACCCAAGATCAAGTAAGAGAATTATACACAAAGCCAGAATTAACCTTACCTACTGGTATATCTTCATCATCATTAAAGTTAGATATGCCAATGCAAGAAGGTTCTGGAGTTGCAATATTAGATGGCTCTCCTGTAAGTAAAAATATATATGAAAGTGATTTTAGTTCTGATGAAGATGGATGGGGAGTAAGTGGTGCTACATATCTGGGTGTTGCTGGTAATACAGATAATATTGGTGGTTTAAATGACAGTTTAAGAATGTTTACCAAAGGAGCAGATGGGGCAACAAGGTATGTTAAAAATACAAATACAGTTACCTCTGGCAAAACATATAGAATGACTTTTTCATATTACGTATTGAGTTCTAATGGAGATTTAGAAGGACTTGGTATTGAAGGTCAAACCTTTAGAACAACAGATGCTTGGACAGATGAAGATATAATATTTACTGCATCAGAAAATGAATTAAGAATCTATCTACATGATGCTGATCAATATTTAAATCCTTCAACTGATGGAGATTCTGCATATATAAGAAATATTAACTTGTATGAGATTGGTCAGAATCATGGTACAGGAAGTGGAATCACTTGGGCAACTGGACAAGAGTATGGCTTTCAACATCCATTAGTCAGAAGTAATAATCCTATGGTGTTTGATGGTGGGGATGATCA